ACGAGGAATAGGACACTCTAAAGTTCGTCAAGAACCTGTGTGTGTCATGTTTTCAGGTCAATCAGGTATTGGTAAAACAAGTTTAATAAGACCTCTTTTGGCTAATGTTCTTGGTCAGTTGATGTCTGATACTAACCCTGAAGATATAGGTGCAAATATGAACGAATACCTTTATAGTAGGAATCCTTCCCAAGCTTATTGGGATGGATATTTCGGACAGTTTTGTACATTTATCGATGAGTTTGACTTAGTTAAGAGCAAGCTTGAAACAAAAGACAACGTGAAAGCTGAACTTATCAATATGGTAAATAATAGTCCATACAACTTAAATATGGCACATTTGGAAAACAAAGGAAACACATATTTCACTAGTAAGTTAATTATGTGTACATCTAATGTTACTTCAACGCTTCACTCTGCTGATGCTGCTCTGGATTATCCGGAGGCACTAGCGCGCAGATTCGATTTTGAAGTGAACTTGTGCGTTAAAAAAGAATTCGCTGTTAATCCGAAGGGAGATAGCGTAGAAGACAGGTTGACGTGGAAATTAGATCATGATAAAGCTAAAAAAGCAGATATGTGGTCTATTCACGATTGCTATTTGGTCCATCACTTTAAAGTAGGTTCCCAATGGTGTACGCATGTCGAACGCCCAATTGGAACTCGCGAATTGATCGATAAGATTGTGGAAAAATTCTACAGTAAAAAGAAAGCTATGGTTACTAGTTTGAATAACGAACGTAAACAAGCTATTCTAGGTGCTGTGATTGGTAAAATGAAAGAGCAGAATAGGCTTGTCTCATATGATGTCTTGGATGAATTATCTATAGATGAGTTACTGTCTCTACGTAAGGCTTTAGGTCATATTGACACTGATCCTAACAGAGGTGAATTTGTTAAATATGCTAAGGTTATTGGTATTGAATTGCCTCAAGCGAATGTTTTGTTTGACATGAGAGATAAAGTATCATATATTGAGTTTCATAGTAGTATAGTTCAATCGAGCGAATACTTCGATAGCGAAGATTCCTTGAGATGCGAACTTTCCAAGATAATATTGGATCGTTTGCAAAGCTTTTACATAGGACCTCCTGTTGTTGCTAAAACTCTTCATGAGATTTGTTTAGAAACTCGAGATCACATATCATTAGTTATTGGTCAGGCAGTTGATCGTATTGGACGTTCAACGTTTGAGTTCTTTGATTATTTGGTGTCTGATCCATGGGCTCCTATTAAAGTTGTTTTGAAATTTTTTGTTTGCATATTCGTGTTAAACCAATTGTATAAGCGGTATAATGCGTACGCAACTAAGAATAACTTTACAGCTCAAGTTGGTTGTTTTGGTGAAAATTCACGAAACATTTCTAACGCCGTATTAGCCAACTATTATAAACTTGTTTTGGGAAATACGAATGTAGGTCATGGTTTCTTTATAAAGGGAAGAGCTTTTGTACTCAACAGACATGTGCGAGAAGAAATTCTCTCTAGAGATCTAGACGGTAAACTTAAGTGCGTTTCTATTAAGGATGGAACCGAATTCAATCTTACAACTGAAATTTTGGAAAATGTCTTATACGATGACGAAGAATATGTTGCAGTTCATTGTGACGATGTTCGACATCACAAAGACGTTTCAAAATTTATTTGTACGCAGTCTACGTTAAAACAACGTAACGGTATAAATGTCTTTTCATATCGCGATGACTATAATAGTCGTATCGTAATGAAAGGTTCAGTTGAGCTGACTGAGAGGTTTTCCAGTGATGGAAAAATTTATGATGTTCCAGTAGCTCTTGTTACAGAAATGCCAGGAGCTAAAGGAGATTGCGGTCTTCCATATATGCTTGCGGATAGCCAAAAAAACAATAAATATTTTATTGGTATTCATTGTGCTGGTATTAACAGCTGGTTGTCGTGTTCAAAATCTATGTGTGCGGTTTTCCCCGATAGTTTAGTTGGTGAGTGGTTAGGTCAGAGTTTTTTTGACACAACTCAAACCTTCAAAGTTGTTGGAGAGGCGAATCCTAAGGTTTTCTTGCAGAGTTTTACCCAAATAAGAAGATCGAAACTTTATGGAAAGTGGGGACGCGCTTTGACGCGCCCTGCTCATCTGAGACCTTTTTTAAAAGATGGCGAACTTGTGAAACCACTTCACGTAGCTTTAGCAAAGTATGATGCACCACAACTTATCTATGATGATTCATTAGTGGAAGCGTGTGTTACTTCTGCAGTAGTTAAAAGTTTGACCAATTCTGATCGAACGGAGTTAAAAACTATAACTTTTCAGCAAGCTATATTCGGTGACCCCAACGTCCCGTATTTGGATGCAATACCTAGGAATACCAGTCCCGGTTATCCATGGTGTACTGAGCCCGTTCCAAATAAACCAGGTAAAATGCGCTTCTTTTCATATGATGGATTGGAAGTTGAAGGAGAACATTGGCATAAACTTGAATCTATCATTTTAGATAAAGAAACTAGAATGTCTAGAGGAGAGAAAGTCCAATTCTACTATACTGGTAATCTCAAAGATGAGAGGAGGCCCATAGAGAAAGCAAACAGCGGTTCAACCCGCTATTTTGCCGGATCAAATGTCGAGTACTATATACTTTTCAAAAAGTATTTTGGTGCTATGGCTTCCCAAATCATGAGCAACAGAATTTTTAATGAAATAGCTGTTGGTATGAATCCATATTCAGAGGAATGGCACACACTTGCTAAATACTTGTCCCCTAACGGTTTTGACGCTGTGGACAAGATAGCAGGTGATTTCAAAGCTTTCGATGCTCATGAAGCCAGGCAAGTTCTTAAAAAGATTGGTGATGTTGTTATTGAACAATTCACTGATCGAGAACATGATGTTATACGCAGGGAATTGTGGCGCCATGTTTATGAGTCCACTCATGTTTTGGGTGACAAGCTTATAGAATGGTGTCAGTCGTTGCCTTCAGGTCATCCTTGGACAACAATAATAAACTGTATGTATAACATGACGTTATTTCGTATGGCGTGGGTTCGTGCTCACGATGGTAGTTTATGTTCTTTGTTGGATTTTTCTAAGAAAGTTAAAGCCATCTTTTTAGGTGACGATAATCTTCTTAGTGTTGCCGATACTGCCCAGCGTATTTTTTCACAAAATAAACTAACTGAAATTTTTGCTGAATTGGGGCAACAATATACTTCTGAAACGAAAGTGGAAGGAGACGTTCCCGACTTCAGGAAGTTGACAGATGTTGAATTTTTGAAAAGAACCTTTAGGTATGAAAATGCTGTTGGTAGATATGTGGGACCTTTAAGGATGGAAACTATTTTGGAGATCCCCTATTGGACCAAAAAGCACGATAGTCATGAAATTATGTTGGCTAATTGTGAAAGGTCGATATATGAATTAGCACTTTGGGGTAAAGATATTTTCGTTGATAAAACGAGAGAAGTCTTGCCTTTTATGAAAGAAGTAGGATATCAACCGAGGTCTGAAGACTGGTTAACGTGGCTTGACTTCGTATGCCAGTTGGACTTACCTTGGGGTAAGTAATCCACTTGTTTCTTCTATTTAACCATTCGATGTGTATAATTTATTAATATCAGTCAGGGATGACGTTAAACATCCAAACGTGTGGGAACACGTTAAACATCCAATAACTCAGTGTATTTTTCCTTGATAACTTCCGAATTAGCAATAAGAAGTTTGATTTGTCTACACTGTTAGAGGCCTGGTGTTTTTACACTTACTTCCAAGATGGGCCGGTTAACCACCACTATCTAGGATGCTACCTAGTTGGATTTTTGATCCCAAGCCAACTAGTATACGGATCGCTGAACATATAGAAACAGCTCCTATGGAGCAAAATGGAGCAACTACTTTCTTGGATGATGAGTCCAAATTAGTATCTAGCTCTACTTATATGAATGCAAAAACTTTGGATAGTACCACACTTGAATCTACTGAAACTAACTTCATACAAGATATCAAGACTTTTCTAGCTAAACCTTATAGGTTAGCAGATTTGGCTTTGGATTCCACTGCTTTTGCTCCATCGGTTCCCACCTTCTCGTATATTGTAAAATATGCGGGTTTCCCAACTTTGTGGAAGGACAAAATGCGAGGATTTTATTCTATTCGCTTTGACTATCGAGTCCGTCTAGTAATAAACGGTACAAAATTTCAAGCGGGCAGATATATCTTAGCTTTCATTCCACATGGTGGTTCATTAGGTGTTGCTCCGGCTATGCGTCACAGGAGTCTGATGGCTTTAACACAACTTCCTCATGTGGAATTTGACGTTAATTGTGATACGGATGTAGTTTTTGATATTCCTTGGACTTCTCCTGTTAATTCCATGTTACTTTATGATGCTCAAGCCTATGCAAATGGTGCTGCTGACTTAACGTTTGGAAAAATAGTGCTTTTTCCTTACTCACCTGTTGCCTCAAATGAGGGTGGTGCGTCTGAAAAAGTACTTGTAACTGTTTTTCACAGTTTACATAACGTTGAGTTGAGAGGTACAGCTTGGACAGGCCAATCTGGTCTTCCAATCTCCGAAAAAGAAGAAGCGGCAAATACTGGAAAACCAATATCCTCAGGGTTATTGCAATTGTCACGCGCAGCGTCCTCTTTTTCCAATATACCACTTCTCACACCGTTTCTTAAACCAGCTTCATGGTTTCTTGCGGCGTCTTCAGGTGCTGCTAGAGCGTTTGGATTTTCAAAACCGCTCGCTACTGTTGCTCCTGTTAGGAATACTGTACTTCAACAGCCTGGTATTGCTAATGCTGACGGGGTTGATACCTCCGACTCATTGGCTTTGTACTCCGATAATTTTGTTACAGCCCCTCCTGGATTTTCCGGTAAGGATGTGGATGAAATGTCTATCAAGTATATCGCGTCTATACCTGCATATTATACCACCCTCACGTGGAATGCATATACAGGTAGCGGGTCTACTGTTGCTGGTACAAACCTTGCTACAATTAAGCTTGAGCCTAATACGTTCTCAGCAACTGTCTCTACTGCAGGATATACTTATTACGACCATGTGCCATTCGCTTATATTTCTCAATTTTTCCGTTATTGGAGAGGAGATATTGCGCTCCGATTCAAGTTTGTGAAAACTCAGTTTCACTCTGGTCGTCTTGAAATTCTTTGGAATCCTTTCTTTCAAGGTTCTAATACTGATGAATTCAGGACACAATTACACAGAGATGTTATTGACATTAGGGAATGTAACGAATACACTGTCGTGTTTCCTTTTACTAGTAATTTGCAGATGAGAGATGCTTGGGATGGTTATGAATCTGGAGATCAACCGGCTGATGCTGGTGCCATGTTCCTCAACATAACAACACCTCTAGTGGCCCCAGCCACTGCTCCCCAAAGCGTTCAAATTATAGTTGAAGCTTTTGCTGTAGACTACGAAGTCGCAGCACCAGGGTATAGACAATCGACGATGAATAGCGTCATTGGTCAACCTATACCCATGCCATTTGTTTTAAACACGTGGGTAGGCCAGTCTGGTCTGTCCACGGTGCCCGAAGAAGTGGCATGTTCTATTCATCCACCTAAATATATAGGTACTACGAGTCCTAGTTCAAGGACTTTAGACTATGCGAAATATTCAACTGGAGAAGCCGTGCTTTCTATATTGCCCCTGCTAAAGCGGTATAGTGAACTCACTTGGATAGGAACGTATAGATGGGTTATGTTTAAATTATATGACCTAGGTTTTATTTGTGATACAGA